AAACTAAAACTAAGATTAATGTTTTCTGCCGTAATATTTATTTGTGAAGTACCGGCATTAAAAGTCAGATTGGTGGACACGTTCATTGAAGGGCCGCCAGTGCCACTCAACGTCAACGTACTCGAACCAAGCGTAATTGTTCTGACGTTACTGTTGCTAGAAGACAAAGACCCGGCAGTGACGTTGTAGTTCTTGGTGTCAAACGTGCCGTTGGTGACGGTAAGCGTGCGTGACCCAATGTTCAACGCATCAGCAAGTTCTAAAACGCCGCCATAAGAGTCTAAGGTTATATCGCCAAGTGTTTTCCCCGCAGAAGTAATGATTTGCGTATTTCTACCGCTAAGAGTCATTGTTCCAAGGTTAGCGTTATAAGTAACGCCGGAACCAAGGGTTAAATTTCCATAAAATGTTGGATTGACGCTTGCAGAAAATGTCATAGCGTTAGTGCGCGTAGACATATTCAAAGAACCAATATACGTTATAGGCGAGTCCAACGTAACCGTAGCAGATGTGTTCAGGCCCGTGTTCTCAATAACCGCCGTATCTTGAGCGAGAGGGAAGTTATCTGTGCTGACAGCACCACCCGAAGATGCTGCCCATGCGTTTGCTGACCAGTTGCCACCTGCGGCAAGGTTCCAATACACCGTCTTGGGCGTGGATGCTGTGATGCCGCGAATACCGCGCAAGTCTCCAATCCGAGTGCCCGAGATGGGCGCAGCAGTGCCGATGACGTAGATGTCGCGGAAGTCTGCGTCGGTCAGACTTGGGGCGCTGTTGATCGTGAGGGTTTGAGCAAGGCCGTAGGTTGCTCCACGGAACCACACGCGCCGGTTGCCTGCTGTGCCAGTGGTGGACAGCGTGCCGTTGATGGTTTGGCGGGAATTGAAAGTGACTTCAGTTACACCGGCAGTAGAGCGGGCAGTAATGGTTAAGTTATTAAATGTGTTAATTGCAACTATTGAGTTTGTTCCCGAAGTTGTACTTGTAAATGCAACATTGTAAAAAGTTAGACCCGTTCCACTTGCAGCGCCGCCTGTAATGCTAGTATCAGACGCCGTAAGATTAATCTGTGATGTTCCGGCGTTAAATGTTAAATTAGTGTTTGTCCCTGCAACAATTCCATTTGCATTAGTTAAAGTAATTGTACTACTTCCAAAATTTATTGTTCTTGTATTGCTGTTGCCAGAAGATAGTGCTTGTGCAGTTACTGCATAGTTGTTTGTAGTAAAAGTACCTTGCGTAACAGTCAAAAAACCTGAAGATGTCAGCGCATCACCAAGAGTGGTGGTAATGCCTGAGCCGCTAATTGTTATTGGCCCAATTGTTTTCCCGGCGGTCGTGAGCGTACCCGTCGCATTAAATGTTATTGTCCCGCTATAAGTAACCGTCATCCCGGCCACAAGCGTGACGCTACCCGATACGGTGATGGCCGCGCTACCGGCAATAGTTCCCGTAAACCCGGTGCAGTTGATGGACTTCGCACCTGTATTCCCGGTAGAAATGGTGCAAGTGCCAGTGGACAGATTTGTGAAGAACACATCGTCAGCACTGGTGGGAACAGACGCACCTCCGGCTCCCCCGGATGTGGTGGCCCACTTAGTGCCTGCGGTGCCGTCCCAACTCGCAGTCCCGCCAACCCAATACCTGTCGGCCACGGTTTACTCCTGGGCAGGAGTTTCTTCGACGGGCGGGGCAGTAACGATGGCGATCCAGTTGTCTCGGCGCTGTTCCTTCATCGCCTGGATTTCAGCCTCAGAGAAGGTGTGATCTTCAGGCAGATGCAGGGCGTCACGGAACATGCCGTGAGGAGTGTCGAACTCAAAGTCGATCTTGATCATCGCCCACTCCAAAATTAACCGGCAAGACTCAGGGTATACGATACATTCAATGTATCACCGGACACCACACTGCGGTCACCAGGAGAGGAAAAGTCCGAGCCCGAAAACAGCGTGCCAGTGGAGCCGCCCTTGGTATCGTTGGAGGTCAGGAACGCACCGCCCACCGTTTGCGTCGCGTTGATGGTGAAGGACGCAGGACTTGCGCTGTTGGTCACCACAGAGGGGTTGGCATTGGTTGCCGCCGCGAAGGTTGCGGTCGGACGGGTGGCGTTGGAGTAAGGCGTAACCTCAGTCCAACCGATGTGCGAAGCCATCGTGTCACCGGCAGCGGGCGCGTTAGATGCAGCCGCACCCCACAGGCCGATATACCAAGTGGTGATCTGCGTGGTGGAGGTCAGGGCAACGCCTGCCATGTACTGAAGACCGACGTTGACCACAAGGTTTTCCGTCTCGGCGGTCCACTTGAGGTTTCCATCCTTGTCGTAGCACTCAAAGGTGTACTTGCCCGTGGCAGTTGCCTGCTCGGGTGAATGGGTGCCAGCGATCAGGCCGCTGGTGACGATGTCTTGGGCCTTGGCCTTTTCAATTTGGGACATGATGACTCCTATGCAATGCGGATGATTGCCGCGTCAGGGTTGTTGGGAGGAAGCTGAATCTGGAAGCCCTGGCTCAACATGGTCTGGTCAATGCCAAAATTCAGAACTGCAATTGATTTATTGGCCTTTGAAGCGTTGTAAATCAACGCGCCGCGGGTGGCAAACGTAGCGGCAATCCAAGTGGGGTTGTCAAACGAAGCATACGCGATTCCGTTGCTCTGGTTGACCGAAACATTGACCAAGACTTCGCCGCCCGCGGTGTACCCTGCCCCAGAAACCTCCTCCACGGAGGTGTAAACCAGGGTGCCCGGGCCCAAAACGGCCTGCGCCGTATACAACGCAATCTTGAGCGTATCTGTCTCAAGATCGTGCTGGCCCAGCAGGAGCTGCTCCTTAAAACTGTTGGTCAAGCCCGCGGTAATCACGTCACTGCACCTTCAACTTGACTTGGCCATCGCGATAGGCATCGCCTCGCTGCTTGGCATCCCCCAGGTTCTTCAAGAGGGCCAGCGCCTCTACATATTTCTGGTTGTAGAAGCCCATCAAATCGGCCTCGCCCTTCATGTAGGTGTAAGCCTCTACCAAAGAACCATAAAGAAGAGCTGAATCAAAGTTGTCACCCAGCCACGTCTGGCCGTTGGCGGCCACCGTAATTGATTCGGGGTAGTAATAATAATGCAGCTCCACCGTGTAGGCAGCATCAGGCGTCGGACCCAAAATAAAAGTCAACTCGTCCTCGTTGGTAGACAACGGGCCGAAAAGGGCATAGTACTTGGGCAGCGCCGTGTACGTAGGATTTGGGTAGACCTGCCGAATGAAGTTGACATCCTTGTTCTGCAGATATGTGTATGCCCCGGTGTTGTCAACAACCGCCAAAGAGTAGGTAGACAAAAAATCACCGGGGCAAGCCAAGTATTTGTTGCTCGCTGACAGCGTGCCCGTGACGTTTTTTCGCAAGTTGGCCAGCTGGACCGTGTTGTAGATGCGCTGCTCAGCCTGCTGCACGAACGTAGGAATCTGCGCCGCAAAGGACGTGTCCTGGTTCTCGGTGTACGCGATGATCGCTGCAGTGAGTTGAGCGTAGTTCATGTGATGCTCGTCTGAACCGATCCAAGAATTGCGTCCGCCCACAAAGGCTTGGCATAGGGCATTGGCATCATGCCGATGCTAGCAAATGAAGTGTCCACAGTGAACCCTACGAACACCGTCACGCCCATTGTCGCTTCAGGACGGGGCTGATACAAGGCCTGCGGCTCGGTAATTGTCCGCTTGGGCTCAAGCTGCGGGTGCTTAGGCTCGTAGCACTCATCACAGACCTTGAAGCCCTTCCAGTCCTTGATCAGCGAGTTGAGCTTGAACCGCTGGCCACACTGGTCGCACAGCGCAATCGCGAACTTGCCTGATGCGTAGCCCGCGCCCATGCTTACCTCGTCGTGTAGGTCGGAACGGCGAAGTAGCTAGACCGCTCACGGTCCTCCGAAGCAGCCCGAAAGAACTCTTCCTCGTAGAACGACTTAAGAATCTGTATGCGATCTGGGGCCTTCTTGATGGCCAGATAGTAGGCGAGGCCCGCGATCAAGCACGGCAAGAACCGGAACGAAATGTCGGCCGTGTTCGTGTAAGCCCCAGTGTCCTGGATGCGGCGAATGGCGTAGTACCGGAAGGCGTACGTCGTGGTTGCATCAGGTGCCGGGTACAAAAACAACTTTGCGGGGGCCGTGCGCTGCACAAAGTACTGCGCCGGGCGGGACTGCGTGTTTTTGTTGGGAACGTGGATGTACTCCGCGTAACCAATCCGGTCAATCGTGATGTCCTGCTGGTTCGATGTGCCCGCATTGGTGCGGATGACCGCGGACAAGGCGTCCACCGTGTCGTCCGGGAGCGTGTACTCGTACTGGCCCGCAATCAAAGAGATCTGCCGCTGCTCAATGGTCCACAGGTTCAAGCCGCGGTTGGCCCACTCCGCAAACATGAGGTTGATCGAGCGCAGGGCGGTCTTCATGTCGTAACCGTCCCGATTCTCATAGCCGCAGCGTTCGTACGCTTCGGTGATGATGTCATCGAACTCCAGATTGAAGCTCGACGTGCCCGATGTAGCCATGATTTAGTAGATGGTTGCCTTGCGAGCGCGAGCGGCGCCCACGCCGCGGACTTGCACCACGTCACCAGTAGAAGCCTTCTTGACCGGCTCGCTCATGGTCTTGCCCTGGGGGCCAGCCGTGTCAGCGCCAGAGGCAGAGATCTTGCCCCCCTTGGGCACGCCCTTCATAACCATGCCGCCGTCCTTGAAGCCCTTGACGGCGATGCCCTGGCCACGCTTGGCCAAGCCGCCCTTCTTGTAGTTGCCGTTCATCATTTCTTGCCGCCTTTCTTGGCTGGTTTGGACATACCGGCCTCGCTCAAGGCGATGGCCACTGCTTGTTTGCGATTGGTCACCTTCTGGCCAGACGAGGACTTCAGTGCCCCGGTCTTGAACTCATGCATGACCTTTTCCACTTTCGCGGGCTTCTTATGAGAGGGCACTGCGCTGCTCCTTTATAAAGGCATCCAACTTCTCGTCAAGCCTGTCCAGCCGAACAAGCACCCGGTTGATATCGCTGTGGACATCCGCCCGGGTAACGTACTTCTCGGCGTTCTCTTCGCGCGTCTTGCTTAGCAAAATAGACACGCGCTTGAGCTCGTCGTGCATCGACTTGACCCAAAGCAGTGCTGCCGCGGACGCAAACGACAGCACGATGTTCCATATCAGCACTTCCATTTCCGAAGACTCTTGTTGATACGACTATCGGGATCGTTTGCCGTCTTTTCGCTAGTCAGCTTGGCCTTCATGCCGGACATCCTGGCGCAGAATGACTTTTTGCGTGGCCCACCCTCCGGCTGCGGAGCTTTCAGCCCCGGTTTGCCAGGATTGGCGCGGTTGTAGGAGGCGCGCCCTTTGGCGTTCAAGCCGCCGCTGGGGCTCTTGCCCTCCTT